AACAAACGAACTAGATATCAAGGATTTGAGGGCCGCAATACGATCTGTAGGCAAGGCCGGTGTCCATTCCCCCGCCCCCGCCCCCGCAGGAATATCATCCTCCCGAATAAAGATTTTAATACGTTCCTCGCTGGTTTCTACCAATTTATCAGAGACCAATAAGAGAACCTGGCGACCCCGAACTTTGGTCATTTTTGGTTCAAAATAGGCCCGAATTTCTGGTTGATATTCCAATTCAATACTACCCGCCTCCATACTAAATAAATATTTCACCAGGACCAGTCGGTCATCGGTCGACAACGTATCCAAGAAATGACAGACAACGAATTCCATCAAGTCGGACTCGGGAACACCGTGATTCGCCACAATAGTATCGAAAATAAACCCGGCGTTAGCATACCAATCGAGTTCTCCAGTAGTCATTCGACTACCCGCCTGTTTTTTCTCGCGCCATTCTGCCACTGTTTCGACCGTTTGTTTCAAACGGTGGATGATCGAATCGTAACGTTCCGATAGGGTTTCCTCTTTTTCGCCGACCACCACATCCGGTTCCCCAGAATCAAGATCTTCACCTTCGTCCAGGGTCAGGACCCCCTTTTCCTTCGGCAGCTCAATCTCGACGTATTCGCGCTTATGATCGACCGGCAATTCGCGTTCAAAGAGTGAGATCGTTTCGTCGGTGATCTCAATCGGTTGAAACGTATAATATTCGTCGCGATTGATCAAGTATCCGGTGCGCCCCCAACGGTCATAAACATATTCGCTCTTATTATCAATGAACCGCGAGAGGGCATAATCGATATGACTTGTAGGATAAGTTTTTACTACGTTGATTGAGGCAATCAATTGGTCACGACTATAGACGGTGCGTTCTCTAAACAGGTGACGAATACGTTTCACAATCCCCGAATAATTCATTTTCAAAAAGTCGTCGTTATAGGTATTTTGGATGATGTCTGACTCATTGATACTAGCTGTCGGTGAGCAAGTAAAGGCACAGTCTTCCATATAATCACATACTTGGGTAAAGGGGCGATCACCGACCGAGAACGGGACCAGTTCCTCCCCCTTACTGGAAAGCTGAATTTTGATATTTTGGTTCTCCGCCAGAGCCGTCAATTTATCAATCGTGAAATTGCTCTGACCCACATTCAATATACAATCCACCGCGGTTTCTTTTAAGAGGCGGGTCACCTTACCAATTTGCTCGGCCTTTTTCTCAGCAAACCGATAAACATAGAGATCAGCCGGCTCTTCTTCCCCTTTCGGCAACGTCGCGTGTAAATAAATCTCGACATTCCGCTTCTCAAACTCTAGACCACAGTGACTCAAGTTGCGTACACCACGGCCAATGATTTGCTCAATACGACTCATATTATACCACGGCTCCAAGATATGGACCTGGCGTATATACTTGAAATCCAGGCCTTCCGAGCCCGCTTTCGAAATAATAATCACCTTGACTTTCTCCCCGTTTTTATTGTTAGGGTTGGTCGCATATTTGATGTCGGCCAAATTGTCGGGTGAAAACGCCTTGTTACCTGTGATCATAATATATTTGGCCTGTTGAAAATTTTTTGCGAGATCCTCTCCTTCTTTTAGGAGTAGAGAACGGGGCTGCATTGTGAGTGCGTCGACGGGTTCAGTCGGCGCCTCTTTAAACAACGATTTTGCGTGACTGGCAACACTAAAACGTCCGAACCCGATTTCTTCGAGCGCGAGGGCAATCGGTACGACCCCGCCCTCGATATATTGAGTATAAATCAAGACAATACCGGTCGATTTTTGGACAGATTCGACAATCTTCGCGATTTTCCCGCTATATTTACCGATATTCTCGGGACGGAAAATGTTCTCGGCACCGGGTTTATATTCAAAATCATAAATATTCGGAATCGTACCCTTCTCCTCTTTTCTCGACATAATGCGGTAAAGCCCGCGTTTTCCAACAATATTTTTAATGGTTTCCTCGTTTTTCTCTTGAGGGTAGTCCGAGTCTTCAGACCCCCCTTCCCCGTCCAGGTTCTCTATTCCTTTATCAGGAAAAACAATATTGAGAGCCTCCAAGGGTTGCATCAATAAAGTATAACCGAACGATTCCATATTTTCAAAAGAAGGAAGTTCTCGGATTTCCCCAAATTTATTGGTCATTGTAAAGGATTTATTACGTAAATGTTTCATAATAAAGTCGTATCCCTTGGCCTGAAAATCACCGATAGGACTAATAAAGATCGGACTATTTTTAAGGGGTTCCTCAATGGTTCTCCCGTTCAATTGTTGAGAAGGATATTGCTCGATCGAAGCCAGCGTATTTTCGGGGGAAAAGGCCTCGGGATAGATACGGAAAGGGAATGTATAGGGGTTCTCACCACGGACATAAGAGACATATCCGGTCAATTTACGCTGTAAAAGTTCTCGACCACCCTCCAACTTTTTGCCATCTTTGGTCATACGTTCGGCCAAAAACCGTCCCTCTTTATCAAAGACGTCGGATTCCTGGATGGTCGCACGTTTATCGACCATATTCATCAAATTCGTCAACCAAATTATCTCTTTATAGCTGTTATACATCGGGGTGGCTGATAACAACAGTAGCCGCATATTGTTAGCGTAACGGGCGACTTCCATCAGGAGCGCGGCAGTTTTGGCCTCCTCACGGTTATCGTCGGAAATACGGATGTTATGGGCCTCGTCGATGATGATGAGCCGATTATCAAAATATTTGCGGATTTTTTTTATTTTCAACTGTTTTTGTTGATCGAGGGAGAACCTGGACGCCTGGGGGATTTCGCTATGACGACGAATATAGTTTGCCAATTCGGTATATCCTAAAAACGTATAATAACGATTAATGATGGTGTTGATCTCGCTGACGATACGGTCTTTCGGTATACCGGTCAAATTCGTGGGATTCACCTCTTTCAATAGGGCGTTTCCAATGCAGGTGTTCGAGGTCCAGAGACCATTCACGAGCTTCAGTTTGCGCTCGTCAAAGAGTTGTAGGCGGTAGTTCTGTTGAACATTGGGCGAGGCGATGATCATTATAGGCTGGGTCAGTCCGACCTGCTTCATATAGGCCCGAGTTTCTTCGGCAATACCAATACTACTGCAACTTTTCCCGGATCCTAAAGAGTGGAACAGTAACAAACAATTGTAGGGGGTTTGCATCGACATAAAGTTTTTCACAAAAAGTTGGTGAGGTAAGAGTTCAAAATCCATATTACATAGTTTGTCGGCTTGCTCTTTGATATCAAGGACCGTACCGTCGTATTGCGTGTCGTTAAATTCTTTGCGTTTGGCAATCTTGACATTGAAATTCGGATCATTCAATTCGGGGTATAAAAAGGCGAGCGGATCACTCTCATTCAAGGTTTGTAGGTTCTCCCTTTCGAGTTTTTCTTTGTTGAGTAAAAAAGTATTATATTCTTTGGATTCAGGATCGGCAGGCTCAATCCCGACCTGGTCCATCAACCCTTTCTCGGCGGAATTAATCTCCTCGATCGCCTCCTTTTCCGGAGTATCGACCATAGTCTCTGGAGAACTTTCACCCTCGGATGGTAGCTCGACCCTCACCTCTTGGTCCACTACCGGTTCGGCCGGAGGTTCGCGAATCACCAGTTTAGGTTTAGGTTGAGGTAATTCGGCCACCTTTTCTTCGACCATAGGCACCGGTTCAGGAACCTTGTTCTGGTTCTCTAAACATATGATAAGACGTACCAATTCATCCTTCTTTTTCACTCCTGGAGTAACGTTGAGAACCGTGGGATCGTCGATCAACTCCGAATGGATTTTACGTAATTGGTGACCGGGTAACGAATCGAGCTCGGCCTTTCTCGGCAAATCTTCCTCAGCCAACACATAATCCTTGTTACAACCTAGAACCACCTTACGTTTTTTGGGAATAAGAGGTTCTTCGATCACCAAAGGATGAAACGTCGTAATAGCTTCTTTAATCTGCTCAACAATGGTAGGAGCTGGCCCTTCTTGGTCCCGTTGGATCGGTTCACATTTACCGGTTCGGGGGTTTCTACGTGTCCCTTTTTTGCAATATACTTTTTTTTCTTTCTTAGTTGACATATAATGAAACCTTATTTACATTATATGTAGATATATCCTAGAGAATCCAACCATAATTATGTTACGATCCAGCCCGACAATTAAAAAGCGTTAATGTGCTATTAATATTGTTAATAAGCCGTTTTTTTTCTAAATTATACCCTCTTATGCATTCCAAACATTCTTCGTAGGTTTTCCACTCCATTTTACTGACTTCGGTCGGCTCAAAAGGTTTCGTATCTAAAGAACGGTGGTAATCCATATATGTCAGATAATACTTATGTTTATAGGACTTATAGTTGGACCCGGTGAATATCTCCTCAAACGGAATCAGGTTTTGTATGTTTTTCAGATGGGCGTAATTATACCCGGTTTCCTCGGTAAACTCGCGTAAGGCACATTCGTAGTCCTTTTCTTGATAATTCCGGCGGCCTTTTGGGAATCCCCATTCGGCCTCAGTCCACGTCTCTGACAAATTACTCTCAGCCACCATCGATTCTAGAGTATAAAATTCGTTCTTATAAAACACCCCGTTCTGCAATAGATTGAATTTCTCCCTAGAAATCCCCTCTTCGGAACGGTACTGACTCGAGATGGATTCATTCCCCCATACACGTCTCCAAGCGGCACTAAAATCTTTGGACAAGAGAACCTCTTTCTCCTGCTGGGTCATTTGTTTTATCATATTCATTACATATTCCTTGTTATGGACCGAATATTTTCCCCGCATAAAATCGATGTAACCTAGCGTATCCTTACGACGAATCATCAAAAATTCTATTTTATTGGTGTTGGGATTAATTCGAAACACAATGATACCGATGCTTGTAATAGGCATTTTACAGTGATGATAGTAATGTCCGAGTTTTCCACAATTATTGCAATAATTTTCCGACATTATGGTACTATTTACAAAAGAGCCGCTGTTCAATTATATTCGTTTATCTTTATATAACTACATCTTTAAACAATCTAATATGCGTTTTGATTCCGAAGTATGGGGACCACATTATTGGTTTTTTTTACATACGGTGGCCGAGTCTTATCCGATGCGGCCGAACGAGGTCACCAAACGCAAATACTATGATCTCGTCAATAATATGCCTCTTTTCATACCTGACAGTGATATGGGTGATAAATTTAGCAAAATGTTGGATAAATACCCGGTTCAACCCTATTTAGACAATCGGGATTCGTTGGTACGGTGGGTCCATTTCATTCATAACAAGATCAATGTCAAGTTGGGTAAGGTCGAATTATCGTTGCCTTATGCGCTTGAGAAATATCGCGACGAATATTTGCCGAAACCCCTTATTTTCACAGAAAGGGTCAATATGCGCCGCCATTATATTCACGCCACCTTGATTTTGATTTTTTTATTTCTGATTTATTACTTTTGGAAATAATAGATTTACACAGTAAATAAATATTATTTCTCTAGATATTAAAATGGATATACTTACAAGACGAAATAATAATATAAGCAAAATACGAAATGGTGAAATAGACGTATGGGGGAAAGGACAACTTATAATACATCTTGAAAAAGAAGGAAAAAAAACGATTTATATCGGACCTTTCAATAAACCATTTAAAGCATTGCAAAACGAATCAAAACTCCCAAGTTTTGAAATAGAAAGTAAAACTTATTCAGATACGGAGCTACATAAAGGGTTAATGGACGAATATTCTCCTGATGGCAAAGTTGTACCTGAAACACTTGAAAAGGATTATACATATTTTGTAGCAACTCTCGATATCAAATCACGAAATTATCTTGTAGAGGGGTATAAATCCAAAGTCCACGCAGCTAAATGGACAATACCTGTATTAGATCAACTAAAACCGGAAAATCCTAGACTTTTTGGAAGTTTTAAACAACACGTTATTAATAAAAAAACCGCCGGCGACAGGGATATATCTTTTGATTCTGTTCCAACAGATGGTACTAAGGGTTTAATTATTCAGGCAAAAGATTGGATATCGGGTAAAGCTGATCATTTGCAAAATGGTTTGATAATGTTTATAATAGATATTACAAGTATTGAAAGATTGGGTTCTGAAGATGAAGATAAGTACGGAATAACTGGGTCAGGAACTATAGGATATTATACTGATAATAATGTTACACCCACCGGTTTAATGAATTACGACGGAGGTACAATAATAGGAGATAATCCAAAACGTGATGACAACAAGGGTTTTTATATTTTACGGAATAAGGGTACTCGAAGAGAACCTCTATATTATGAAAGTTTTGATTATTTTATAGCAACCAAAGTAAATGGAGAATATGTTATAAGGGCCTACGTAAATAAAAAAGAAGCGGATTTAGGTTTATGGAAAATTGATGTTGCTGCTGCTCGTGCTGCTCCTGAGTATGGTGGTCCTCCTGGATATGGTGGTCCTGCTGCTTTCTTTAAAAGTCGTGAACCCGGACCTGATGCTCCTGCTCCTGCTCCTGCTCCTGTTCCTAAACCTGCTGTACCTGTTCGTGCTCGTGCTTTAAATCTTGATCCTGATCTTCTTCGTGCTCTTGCTCCTGCTTCTCCTGAACCTGCTTCTGTTACTCCTGAACCTGCTTCTGTTACTCCTGAACCTGCTCCTGTTACTCCTGCTCCTGCTCCTACTCCTACTCCTGCTCCTGCTCCTGCTCCTGATCTTAGTCCTGTTAGCCCTTTTGTTGAAGCGTATTATGGTGATAATAAACATTTCGGTCGTGGAAAACGTAGAAGAAAAAGAACCGCAAAAAGATCCATAAAAAGATCGAAAAAATCCAAATCCCGTCGCCGTAAAACCAAAAAATAACCTACAAACATACACTCAAAATAATCCAGCTTATTGCCTCAAATTTATATAACCTAATTATAAGTAGATTTAGATTATATAAAAATGCGTATTGAATTGTTGATATTTTTAGCCGCTGCGCTATTGATGGCCAACGTCTATACCGACGGAAAATACCTGAAAAAAATGCTCTCGTTCAAAAAATATTACCAAATGGCTGCCATCGCCTTTGGAGCCCTAATGATTTATATCCTCTTCAAGAAAAATCCCCTAAGAGCCCAACAGATGATCTCGACCACCAACGACTATATCAAATATTTACCACTCGATCGCGGCACAGCCAATATGATTTCACCTATACTCGATTTCACTTCGAAACAGAATTTCGCCGGAGATCAGTACGGTAGTCCCGACTTCAATTATCCGGTAATCCCGATGCCGAATCGACAGGAAACAGTCGCAGAGAACCGGATTGTTCAGTCAGGAAAAAAGGCGACCAAACGGTCGGTCAGCGAAACCAAGAAAAAATACGTGGCCTCTAGTCAGAACTGGAAATGTGGGGAATGCCAGAAACAGTTGAACGCGTGGTTCGAGGTTGATCATAAAATCCGGCTCGAATATGGCGGAAGCAACCACATTGATAATTTAGTCGCTTTATGCCGAGAATGTCACGGAAAGAAAACTACCATTGAGAATTTGTAGTCATATATTAATAGATGGCAGAACCTGATATAACTAAAACAGGTATATTCAATGCAATAATAGAAAAATTAATCGAGCTTATGCCCTTCTTGGTTCCTATAAAAAATGTTCTCTTCAAGGTAATGAATTTTTTCCCCGAAGTGTTTCAAACAAAGGATCCCCTCAGCACCCTCTTCATATACAACATTATTGAACTTATCCTTCTTATCTTATCCATCGTAATTATTGATCAGTATGCTCACGATAATATGACAGATGGTAGTAAGCCCGAAGCCATAGTATTCGCCGTATTTCTAACTATTATTATCTTGAACGTGATTCATACCACCTACTTGGCCGTGTTCGGCCGCGATGTTCAAGGTCCCGCCAAATGGTTAAAAGACATTTTCTATACGGGACCGCTCTACCTCATTGTGTTTGTCTTTTCACTTATAATGTGGTTCGTCTTCAACTTGTACGGCTGGATAGGAAAATTTCTAGAAGGAATTATCCGGTTTATTGACTATGTGTTCTCCTCCTTGGGTAAAATGCTAGATGACCCAGAAGAGTCACGTATTTTGTTTAAATACGGATCGCTGTATGCAATGATATTTACCATTATAATTATTTTATATTATGCGGCACTGGACCCTGCGGCGCTCACCACAAAAACGTTTACATATGCAATGTCGATTATTATACCAATGGTGGTGGTATTGGCCATCGTCATCCCCTTCTCACAGAGACAGAGCCCTAGCAGTTCATTATTTATTATTGGTATTGTGGTGGCATTTTTTGCGGCTATTTCCTATTTTTATATGAAAGCGAATGCTGCGACCAACAATTTGATGAATTACATCATTGCCTTTTTAATAGCCGCAATGATAATCGGTGGATTAGCCCTTTTCTTTTATGTCATCGGTAACTATTTGAAATCCTTACCTGGATGGGCCGGATTTATGGCCTATTTCGTCTTCTATCTACCGTGTCTATTCATCGATTTTGTGAAATATATAATGGACGAGTTTAAAATGACCTCTAGCCCGATCTATGTGATACTGATCATAGAAATCGCTATTATTGTGCTCTATGTCTATTTGCCCTGGATTATACAGAAAATAAGCGCCCCCCGAAAAAATGAACTATTAACAGGTAGTGCTTTCTTAGACATTAAACAGACCATAGCCAACAGTGAAATAAATAAATTGCCCAAATTTATCAAAGAGAGCGATTTTACTGCGTTGCCAGTATATAACCAGAATTATGCGTTTTCAATGTGGATATTCTTGAACCCCCAGGCCAATAACTATGTGGGTTATTCGAGTGAGTCTACCATTTTTGTTTACAATGAAAGTGGAAGTACAGGTGGTAAACCCCGCATAACATATTTCAATGATATGACGGAAAACGGTAACAATTTCGGTAAATCAGGTAAGGACCAATACTGCGTCTATTTTACGAACTCTTCCAAGCCGCTAGGATCTCATAAGTTCTCGATGCCCGCACAAAAATGGAACAATTTAGTGATGAATTTTACATCAACCCAGGCCGACCTTTTCATTAACGGTAAATTAGAATATACTTATGTTTTCCAGGGTAACCCGCCGAACTATTCTCCAGTTGACTACATAACTATTGGGCAGGACCAAGGATTAGACGGGGCAATTTGCAATATAGTTTATTATCCGAAAACCCTCTCTCTGATAGAGATTGCTAACAATTATAATTTATTGTCATTGCGAAATCCCCCGACTTACAAGTAATGGCTATTCAGCAACGCAAACCTCCCTCGGAAGAATGTATACATTATATATAATTATGAACGCCGTGGCTATTATTTTAGGAATTGTCATTATCATTCTTGTTTACGTTTTATATAAATACTTTTCTAGCACTGCTACTACCTTACAGTCCTCTTTAATCAACCTTACCACTGCTACCCCATTTACTCCCATCACAACAATAAGTAGTCCTACGAACAACCAGTTTGCCTACGGTATCTGGGTCTATGTGAACAACTGGGATCAAGGAAGAAACAAGATGATTTTTAATCACAAAGGGGTCGTCACCCTCTATTTAATGAACGATCAACCTACTTTGATGGTAGACGTACAGATGCAAAATAGCTCGACGAGCCCTCCGACGACAGTAACGTCCACGAATGTGACTAACAACTTCCCCTTACAAAAGTGGGTCTATATTATCGTCAGCTTGGATAACCAATTCTTAGATGTCTATTTAGACGGAAAGTTAGTCAAGTCCGCGAGATTAACCGATGCCAAAGGAACTGCCCAACCCGCTATTCCTCCTGCTTCTCCATCCATCTATTTAGGAAACAACATCAACGGAGATAAAATAAACAATGCTAACAACGTAGTCGGAGCAAAGGCAGTCTCGAAGGCTACCAACGATCCTTGGAACGCCTACTTGACCTACTTCTACAGATGGTCGACCCCGATGGATCCTGGTACCGCCTGGCGATATTATATGAAGGGTAACGGACAGAGCACCGTCTTGGGTAACATTGCCAATTATGGTGTACAGATGCAAATAATGCAAAACAATGTTGTGGCTTCCAGCTATACGCTCCTTTAGAGTCTTTGGTCCCCGACCGAATAAATAAACTGTAGAAATAGTTTATTTATTTTTGCTGTAAACCGCTTGTTCCTGCTATAATATATATAAAATATATAAGTATGAGTAATTTGCCACCGCCAGTACAGAACCAACCTGCACAATTACCCCAATTTGTAACAAATGCTACCGAATATATCGGAGATGCGGCTCAGTCCATCGGAAAAGGTTATCAAGATGTTAAATCGAATGTTTCTGACGGATTGACCGCATTTTCTGAAAAAACGTCAGCAGGTATAGGAGCCTCTCAACAATTTTTAAATTCTAATTCGATCATCGCTAAGTTCGCATTTGTCATTTTGGTGATATTGGTTTTTCTCTTTTTATTGGGTTTAGGAATAAATATGGTACAATTTTTTTTAAATCCCGGAAAAAACCCGTACCTCGTAAAGGGTATGATACAAGGTAGCGCGGGTCTAACCGTTTACCAAGATCCTACCCAGAAAAAGGCGGTGACCCTCCAGCGCTCTAACAACCAAAAAACCGGAATAGAATTCACGTGGTCTGTCTGGCTCTACATCACCGATTTGAACAACAGTGCTACCGAATTCCAACACGTGTTTAACAAGGGTGACAATAGCTATTCTCAGTCTTACAAAGTTAATAAGGGGGAATTCACCGGAATAGCTGCAACCAACAATGGCCCGGGTCTCTATATCTCTCCTGGTCTCAGTACCAACAACGTTTGCCCCCCAGGAAGCCTTTTTATTATTATGAATACCACTGGCACGAACGCGAGCACAACTTTTCCCGACACAGTATTGACGGTGCCCAACATTCCTCTTAATAAATGGGTCAATGTTATCATACGTATGGAGAACTTGATGTTAGACGTCTATATTAACGGGGTGATTACCGAACGTATGGTTCTCCAAAATGTCCCAAAACAGAACTATTACGATGTTCAGGTGTGTAAGAACCGGGGTTTCAACGGGAACTTGTCGAATTTACGCTATTACGACCGGGCATTGAGCGTCATCCAGATCAACAACATTGTTTTCTGGGGACCTAACACTTCGGCCAGCAAAGTCAACTCGAGCACAAAGGGTGGTTACGATTATTTGTCTTCTACCTGGTACACTGGTCTGTCCATTTAGATCAAGCCCATCCAACACGAATATTATTATGATAATAATATAGTATATATTATCATTATCATAATGGCCAATACAGGTACCACTATCAACTTCGCATTGAAATCGTATTGCCAACAACGAAAAAAACAATTAGTATTCAATGTTCCTCCGCCCAGATATACCCCAATCTCGCCCTACGATGGAATCTATACCCAATCCCAACTCGATATGCGACGTAAAGCCGAAATTCTCAAATATAATAATACAGCCAGTTCTACTAAAACCAACAGTCTGACCAAGGCCGAACGGTGGGCCCAAGTTGTCAATGGTAGATCGGCTATTAATTATCCTTCTATCACGCTTACAACAGTCGATTATTTAGGAAACTATAAGACGATTGTTGTCAAATATCCTAATACCATCAACACCTACCCAACGACTCAATTCATTAGAGACGATTCGGGTAAATTGGTCGTAAACCAAACAGCTTATCAAATTGTAGGTAATACTGGCTATTATAATATTGTGATAAACCCTGGCGGAGCTCAATACGATTGTGCTAATAACGGGTTGGTTCCTACTCCTACTTCGGCAAGTGATGTTCCTGGTCCTGTCGTCTATTTGGTAAACGACGAAACCGTCCCTCTTTATAATTACGGGATGACCCGCAAAACCTATGGTCTCGATACTAGCACACCAACCATTGATAAATGGCGATTTACGGCACAATCCGACATTCCAACAACTAACGGCGTTGATAGCACATTTATGACGTTATTTATTACGGATTTGATCGACCAACCCTTTTATAATTACACAGTTCAAGTCCCCTTCTCTATTTATGCAGCCGGTACCAACCTAATGATCGACCCCACCAACGAAAATTGGTTTTATCCTGGACTATCCCTGGGTATTAATTACATCAATTTCGGTGTCAACTACAATGATATACCCGTGACCTTTCATACTCCGCCCACAATGACACTCTTAACCTCTGCCTCCAATTCCGAAAACTTGGTATATAGTAACGGATATTACGACGGCACGAATTATACCCCTCTCAACTTTGATGTCTCATTTCTGACTCCTCCCACCGATCCTACCGAGTCTTTTCTTGCTAAGAAATATACGGGGGCTTTAAGAATATCCAACATTTTATTACCGACAAAACCCGGCTACGTATACGATTTTTTCTTACAAATAGATACAACAGGTATCCATTTCCCAGATGATGCGCTTATTGCCGAATCCCAATATAACTTTAATATAGTGATACCCACTACTACCGTGGGATCCTATGTGAATGTATCAAACGACAATACCATTAGTAATAATTGTGTAGTTTATCCACAGAGTCCGCCCCCTCCCCCGATACAATCTTTAACTCTTACTGGAGTCTAAAAACTCAATAGAATATTGGCCCCTTTTCTCAAAATCAGGAGGCACCTGTGAGAGATCGTAGCTAACTTCCTCCCTTAAATTCTTCATTATATAAGCAACATTCGTCAAGTTCTCCAACAGTTCGTCGGCAATGTCCAAATATTTATTCCAAGAAGGAATAGAATATGGGTGTAAAAAGATATTGTCAAGAACAAACTGGGGTTTTTCAACCAAAATGGTTTTCTCTACCTGGTTCTCTCGGATAGACAAGAGCCGGTTTCTCAAATAAGAATCTAATTTATCTTCTGCGATAGGGCCGGCACAGATATCGTAATAGGTGTCTATCATAATTAAAACGTTGTTAATAATATTTTTGTACTTGTTTCGTTCGATCGGGCTAATGGTGGGAAGTGGTCGAGACGTTATCAACCTTTCAAACGTGGTCAAAGGAGGATAAAGTCCCTTCTTCTTTTCTACAGATTGCTTCAACCAGTCGAGGTCACTGATCACGGATCCCGAACCTTCAAATGAGAGTTTTTTCATCAAATCTCGTCGGGATTGAAAGTTCTCTAATTTTTCATTCAACTTGGTCATCTCATCAACTCTATTTATTTTATGAGTTTTGTAAAAGCGCTTTATCTCTTCATACAAATCATTACGTTTCTTATAATCATCGAAAGTTGCACCAATCTCTATTTGGAGGGACGCCAACAACGCATCGGGTAGAAACTCGTCACTATAACTTCCGCCCCGTACATTCTCTATTCCGTAATGTCTCATAAAAAATTTAACGTAATAATCGACCCGTAAGACATCGTCAATCTCGATCTCATTCAAAAGCCGGATCGGTGGGTTTTTCTTGACAAAACTGAACATCACTTCACACTCTGGGAACAGATGGTTCGATTTAACCGGGGGACACACGTGCAAAAAAACCTTTCTGTTTTGCAATTCAATCGCATATAACTTCATCGCAGACATCTTCCAATATATCCCTTTTCGTACCGAATGTTTTATATAAGTTTTTATAACATATATAAAGCGATGAACATTCAAATCCTGCGTTTTCATTGATTTATCGTTAACGTTGCCCTTAAAATGTTCAAGGGTGTAAAGCGCAAGGGTTCTCTAAGGGTTCGGGTTCTGGCTCAACGTAGGATTCAAACACATTTTCTGTTCGGGAAATACCTGACCAGAAATGCACTTGTCTTGATCGCTTATCTCTATGCAACCGCGACGACCCTGATACTCACCTACCAAACACCAACTCTTTTTACCAGAGGAAACCGGGTTTTGTATAGGGTTTGTGGTTGTGTCGGGTTTAGGTTCCTCTGGTGGAGGTGCCGGGGCGTCATTGATCTTCTTATCTATTGTGGGGGGAGTTGGTAGAGGGACGTTCTTAGTAGAGTTGAGTAACAAGTCACCTACATCGTGTACTGCCCCTCCGGCGACCTCTACACTGACTTTGGCCGCATCGGTTACAACATCGGTAGTTTTGTTTATTACGGTTCCGGCCGTGAATCCGAGTAAAGCTAAAATCTGATAAACGATGGGGGCGAAAATATTGTACAAGGATTCCAGTAAATTCGTGCCAGCGCTTAATAGATTTATGCCTAAAAAGGAGATTACAAGCAAAAACATTAATACTCCGATAACGATATTTTGGTTTCTCCCTTGATTATTATTTATTGGATTGGTTGGTGCTACAGATTCAGTATCCATTTATATATTCGCTATATTTTAGTCGAGGCAAACCGCGTTTTTTTATATGTTATTATTTGTAAAACTAGTATAATAATGGGTGTATTCAATCTTATTGAGACCTTTTTCTTTTTAAGTTTAGCGATAACTTTCGTATTAATCTTATTGCTGGTGAATCATTTTAAGCAACGTGTTAATACCATAGAACAGAAATGTGATACGATGTTCGAGATTATCAATAATATGATGCAACAAATCGATTCTATGGTTAATCGTATGAATTATATGCGACCTCCTGCTACGTTCAGTAACAATGTTCCGTTTTCTAAATCTACTCCTGAAGTCCAGATGTCTAATGTCGATGACAGTAATTTTCTTAGCCAAGATAGTGTGGTTATGAAAGATAAGATTGTGGTCTCTGACGACGACGACGATGATGAGGATGATGATGAGGATGAGGATGATGATGAGGACGAGGATGACTATGAGGACGATGATGATGAGGACGAGGTTGTTATTGTCGCAGAGGAACCTAAAATTAAAATTATTAACGTAGATATCGATGACACGATCAATGTGGAGAACTTGGAAGAAGATGAAGGTGAAGAATCGCCCCCGGATTTAGAAGAAGTTATTCCTGAAGTGCAGGTCAACGAGGATTCGGAGATACAAATTGAGAAAGTAGAGAACGATGCCTCTTATACGGAAGATGATAAAAACAACGAGAACCCGAAAGACGTATATAGTAAAATGACGGTCCAGGACTTGAAAAAATTGGTGATTACCAAGGGTCTCTGTAGCGACGCCAGCAAATTGAAGAAGAACGAGTTGTTGAAGTTGTTGGAAACCGCTGAATCGTAAAATGAATATTTTTATACCTATAATATAATATATTATGTACGCTTTCGAAGGTTCTCAAAGTCTTGAATCTGCTTATCCCATCATTAAAGAAACAATTCCTTCATCTTCTTTAGGATATGCCGCAAACAATAAATATCCCGGATTTCCCCCTTTGATGAGTGATGGTCGCGCGGTCATTGGATCTTGGCAACCGGAGTCTACCGAGAACGCGAATTTAATTGAGAGTAACGGTATCAAGACCAACTGGCAATATCGCCAATACTTGACGAAGAATTCCAAGGATATCTTGGAATACAATTTCCGTGAGAGCTGCAATGATGCCGGTTATTTCAAACGTCCGATTGATATTCCGAGTATTCAGTCAAACGCGGTTTCCGGTATGAATAATACCCCTTTTATGTTCGATTCGATTATGGATAACCGTAAGCCTCCTGGTTACGAAGACAGTGATTTGAAACAATTGTACTTGTCTCGTGAACAACTGAACGCCCGCACCATTGCGCCTATGATCACCCAGGAGGAGTTGCTCAAGCAACAATCGCGCTAAAAACGTGAAAAATTGACTAGTTTCGACACTAGATGTCTAAGGTAGTCAACCAACCAAAATATGGAAAACCGTAACGACTTTATCGTCTTCAAGTTTGAAGTTCTTGTGCCGCGGGAGGCCGGATTAGCTTTATTAGGAGGATTGCTTCCTAATCAAGTACCGCAACCACCTCCTCCCCCTCCTCCCCCGGTCGAAGAGGAACCGAATGTCCCCGATTATGTGAGTGAAAGACTTCAAGTTCTAATTGCGAAAGGAAATACACTCAGCAACCAATTCAGTCAGCAAGACATAAAGGATCTTGTTCTTCTCTATGTACAAGATCGCAAATCATTCAATGAATTGTTCCCTCGATTAGGTCTTGATAAAAAACCGGCCAAAAATGTTATGCAAAAAATTGTGTTTCGAGCAGATCCAGTGAAAAAGGCTAAACATAATGATTCAGTTCGCCAGTCTCAACAAAAGAGAAAGGAGGAAAGGCGTGCAGCCCAACAAAATATGTAATCCCAAAACCAAATAAACAACTCCTTGTGTGTAATTAAATAAACATTTTTTTCACACGCATATATTAACAGTATGCGCCTAATCAGTTATGATATTGGAATAAAAAATCTGGCCTACTGTTTGCTCGAGTATGAAAATCGGGAACTCACTATTCTGGATTGGAACGTTCTCTCCTTATTAGAACAGGAAGCTCCTGCTCAACAATGCAGCCAAATGATACCTGGAAAAAACAAGAAGGTCTCGGCGTGTCAATGCACCAAGGCGGCCAAGTACCAAAAAAACGGGCAATACTATTGTGAACGACACTCGAAGAAAGGGTGTCCCTTCCTCATCCCCACAAAAAAACATAGTCGGCCCCATTTGAAAAAACTCAAAGTGCCCGAACTACAACAACTTGCCAAGAGTCTTTTTCTTTTTGGGGTCGAGAACTCGGAAAAACAGAAACGTGACGAAATGATCGAAAAAATCGCCACTTTTTACGACAAACAATGTTTAGAACCGATCATAAAGAAAAAAGCCGAAAATGCCGGGGATGCCGACCTCATTTTGATCGGAAAACGGATGAAACAGGTTCTCAATGCGAGTCCACATACCCCCACGATTAGCCACGTTATTATAGAGAACCAAATCTCCCCGATAGCTACTCGTATGAAGACCCTACAGGGTATGTTGACCCAATACTATATTGATCATATCGAGAATGTGGACATTACCTTTGTCTCGTCGGTCCATAAATTGAAACAGTTTGTTACGATAAAGACTGGTGATCAGGAAAAAACCACTTATAAAGAACACAAGGCGTCCGGGATCGATTACTGTTTACGCATATTAGAACAGAACCCCGGGTTCTCGAATTGGATACCAAAATTAGATACTAAAAAGAAGGATGATTTAGCCGACTGTTTTTTACAAGGATTATGGTATTTTAAACAGAAAAATATAATAACTTATGCGGACGATTTAAAAATAAATATTGTAGGATTATCATAATTAACGATGGAAGTCATTGATATTGGCCTGGATAACTTAGAACCTGTTTCTTTAGATTTCAATGATTCTAAACCCAGTGTGAGTTTTGGTGGGGGCATCGAGCTTTTGATGAACGATAAGAAACGGTCTGCTAGCACAATGAATCTCAATTTAGGCGAATTAGATAATCTCGAGAAGGAACTCAATGAAATTTCTGGTGTTACATCTAATAATAACGGTTCTGGTGGCATCACTAAAACATTAAGTGGACTCTCTAATAGCTTTTTCGGAGGCGGGTTCTCTCCCTCGGAGCCGGCCAAGGAGGTCTCGATCAACATTGAGCCCGAAAAGGGCGATTCTAATCTGGGCCAGGCTACCCGTGATAGCGCAGGCAATACCAAGACCTGGGACGGGTTCTCGAAGTTGAATGAGATTCCGGTGTCGTCCAGTACTTCCTCGAGCAAAATGACCGATCGGGAGAAGCGTCGTAAGAAGCGGGCAATGATTAAGAAATTAGAGGATTGGTACGAGAAGGGGCTTACCAAACATAATTCCCATTTCAATATGGATTCTACGTATGAGGAAGTCGAGGACGAGTACGAGCAGGCAATGGAGGATAAGCGTCGTAAAGACGGAGTCAAGCTCTACGGACACTGGTTGATGACCTTTGTCAATACCCTCGAATACGGCAATGCCATTTTCAATCCGTTTGACCTGAATTTGGACGGATGGGGTGAGCAGGTCAGTGAGAACATTGACGATTATGACGAGATTTTTACCGAATTACACGAGAAGTACAAGGGTGGCAAGTTGGCCCCCGAGATTTCGCTCATTTTGCGATTGGGGTTCAGTGCCGCGGTCCTGAACTTTTCTAACAAGGCGTTATCGACAGCTACTCCCGGGTTCCAGGACGTGATGAAGCAGAACCCGGAATTGATGCGTATGTTTACCAATGCGACAGTCAGTAGTATGAGCCAGGCGTCTCCGGGATTCGCGATGGCCAATAATTTTATGCAGCAGGAGCCTACCCGGCCCCGTGGCCCTCCGCCGCCTGCGCCCGTAGAGACCAAGAGTCAGCCTCCGCCCCAGCGGGCTGGTGGTGGAATGATGTTTACAGAGACTCCTGCGAATCGCCCCGATATTCAAGCCGGACGTGGACCAATGTTTAGAGAGCAGGGTGTCGAAATGAACTCCGGATTTGCCAAGGTGGATGAGGAGTCACGTAGTCTGCGACCGAACACTCAGACCCCGCCGCCAGGACCTGTAGCCACACGCCCCGAAATGCGTGGACCCCAAAACAGCGATATTGAGAATATTTTGAGTGGTCTCAAGACCCGCAATCAGGAGTCTTCTTCGGCTCCCGTCGAACAATCCTCTGTTAAAATAATCAATACAGAGGATGATTCGATGATCTCTATCAGTTCTCTCAAGGATTTACAGAATGGAAATATGCCGAAGAGAACCAACCGTCGTCGTAACGGATCAGCTAGAAACACCATATCCTTAGATATTTAGACCAGTGAGTTCTTATTCGAGAGACGAAATAATATTATATTTTAGATATAGTATGATTTTCAGATACAAAAAACTATCCACAATCAACCCTGAACCGATAAAATATAATATAATTACTTTAGGGTACGACTGTAGTCCTGCCCAAGCCTTGCGAGATATGGGATGTCGTACCCAAGCGCTTCCCTTTGACTGGATCATTTCTTCTGTCGCCTCTATCGATAAGTGTTTTCAAGACGATTTTTCAATGTTTCATAAAAACTTGACATTCAATCATAATAAAACTTGTTTGATCGATCACTATGGTTTTGAATTTCCCCACGATTATCCGCTTATAGATAACAAGTTTATTGTCGATAATTGGGCCGATTATCATACCGAAGTTTGTCAAAAATATCGGCGTAGAATCGACCGATTTTTTAACATTGTAAGGGACCCGACCCATCTCATCATCCTATGCCGCCACGATATCAGTGATCTACCCAAAATAAAATCCTTGTTTAAAAATTACTATGATAAGGAGTACTTGTTCTTTGTAAATAGCACCCCCCAGAAACAGACGTTTTTACGTCCGGCTTTTGACCCCGAGATTTTTAATTATACGACTTTGTGTCATACAGAAAAAAACGGGAATTGGAATGAAACCGCGGTTTGGACCGAGGGATTGGACTGGACCATAAAACAATACATAACGAAATAAATATAAATATAATTCGACATTATATTGAAATGCACTATATTATCGAATTTTTCAAAATATTTTTTTTGGAAATGGCGATTTTGGGGACCGCGTTTATGGCGACCTACGGGAATTATCAGGAAATCGGTCCTAACATATATAAAGCTTTGTCTAGTAACAAATTAATGAATATGGCTGCGTCCGCGCTCTACGATTACAGTAAGTTGAAAGTAAAGTGGCAGAAATATAGCGACGAACTGTACAAATCAAACGCGTTGGTGCGGTTCGGTATGGATCTCTGTGATTACGGTCAGCGCTACGTATGGAGCCTATGGAACACTACTAAAATCGAACCATTTTCTAGTCAATGGATCGATACCATAAGGCTTTGTGAGGATCCTGCCAACATTACCGTAACCGTGGTCAATGAAAATAAGCGCCGGGTTCGGTACGGATGCGACATCAGTGAAAACTATTATAACAATCCTGATTGGCCGACCGAACGTGCTATCGAGTCTTATGCATTGGAAATGGCAATTCATTCGGTGTTTTCTGAACAGGGAGATATGGAAATCCTGTTGTTGTTGAAAACGGAAGATCGCCGTTTTTCTCGGATTGCTTGGACGCCTAAGTTCGGTCCGACCGAAAACGCTACTATAATGATTTTGCTCCACTCTTCGTCGGTCCGTTTCTTGACGGTCGAATATTGCCATCCTCGAATGAAAACAACCCTGTTACTGAACCTAGAGCGTGAATATTATTTAGAAGGAAACCATCTGTTTTCCGCAGCATTTATTTGCCGAATGTTGAAATATCAAAACAGTGCCAAAGATTATTATTTTGATACGAATTATACGTTGAAATTGATGGATAACGACATCAATATGACGGAATTGGTGTATGGTCAATATTTAGTTTTGGAGAAGGAGGGGTTCAGAGTAGCGGAAACCTAGGTTTCTTAGTGTTTACGAGAGATTTTCTTGCAGATTTTGCGACATTTCTTGGATCGGCGATTTTTCTTGGATTTGCACCATTTGGTCAATTTGCGTTTGGACATTTTCTTGGCGGTTTTGCGTTTACCTTTTCCACCAAGTCTAACACTTCCAACACGAAATGGCTTTGGCGGTCCGTGTTCGTGTTTTGGCATTGATGTGTCATACGTAACAGGACTAGTATTAGCGAGACCAACGCGTCTACTTGCTGAAGTAAAAGTAGAGGTAGAAGCATTAGTGCCAGTGGAAGCATTAGTGCCAGTGGAAGCATTAGTGCCAGTGGAAGCATTAGTGCCAGTGGAAGCATTAGTGCCA